TGCTTTAAGTTCTGCAACTGTGGTTGTACTCATTGTTATCCTTTCTAAAGACTAGGGGAGCTGCAAGGGCTCTGGCAGCCCCCCTAGCGACTTAGGGTGTTATCAGGTTAGGTTAAACCAGTTTGCGCCAGCCGCTAACTTAGTGGCAAGTGCGCCCTGACCGAATAGTAAAATATCTACAGTTCCGTCAGAGTTAATGTTTGTACGAAGTTGCTGACGAGCGCCCTCATACCATGTGTAAGCATCTGGGTTAATTACAGCCATTGAGTAATCGGCTGTGCCAACTCCGCCAGAACCCTGCATGTAGCGAGATACGCGCAAGTCAAGTCCGGCTACGTTGCCGCGCAAACTTGTAGGTGATAGCGCTCCGGCATTATTTTGAGGATTTGCAGCAATGTAAATTGGGCGTCCTGCATCGTTGTACGACATAATGTTAGCCCATTGTTCTGGAGTAACAATCATGTTGCGAGCAAAGCCAAGTGATGCAGAATAAACTGCCGCTGCTGCGCTTGAAACATAACTTAGCAATCCTGTTGCTGAATTAGCCTGTGCTGTTGCGTTAAGTGTACCTGCGCCCTGAACAGCTGTTGTAACAAATTGTTCAGTATCTTTTGCATAAGCAAATTCCATCTGGACAAGAAGCTCATCTAAAAATGCAGGTGTAGAATTTGTGAGAAGTTCTAGAGTAGTAATTGCACGACCCTTGAATGATTTCTTTGTAACTGTAATAAATGACGCTTCAAGTTGTGACTCTGTTACTGCGCCATTCTCGTCAATCTGATCAACAATAGGGACTTCAGTAATCTTAGGCAACTCAAATGTTTTTCCAAACTCTGGCATTGTGCCGCGAGAAACAGAATCAATCATTGGGCGGTCAGCGTTAGAAAGGAAGTTAAGAAGCTGTGTGCTTTGTGGTGTTGGGATAAATCCTGCACCTGTTGTCTGATCGTTGTCAGCAGCGCGAAGCCATTGACGTGATTCATCGTCACCAAAGACATTAGCCTTAAGTGTGTTCTCCAAGTAATTGCGCTTTGTAACTTCAATTCTTGGGCTGGTGTACATCATTGCCTGAACAGTAGGGCGAGCAGCTTCCACAGCCGCAGCTTCTACTGGTGTTGCTTCGACTGCTGGAGTGGTTTCTTCCACGGTGGCTGTCTCGCTTTCTGTAGTTGGAGTTTCAGCAAGGGTAACTTCCTCTGCTGCGATCTCTAGAACTTCTGCGGACTTAAACGCCGCTTCTGTAACCAGAGAAACTTCTTTTAATTTAGCCGCTGTTACGACTGTGTAGCCATCGCGTGAAGGCTTGGATGAAATAATTTCTGCTCCGATAGAAAGCCCGGATACTAGACCTTCTTGAGCCATGACAAGTGCGTCGTTACCACCTGTAGAGCGTGAGAGCTTGAAGGTGGCGTAAATGCCATCTTCGCGTGTCTCGGCTGAAACCATGCGACCTACTGGCTTCTTCATGTCGTGCTGGCTAAGCAGTTTGATTTTAGTTGGGTCTTCAATTTCAATAGAACCAGCTGCAAAGGTGTAAGCACCTAGATTAGTTTTACCAATCTCGCCTGTTCCCATTGGGACAATCTTGCCGCTAATCTCGCGGCGTTCTTCGCTGCACTCAATAGATGTTGCTTCTATGTATAGGGTTTCCATTAGTATTCGCTTCCGTTAGGTGTTAGGTCTTCCATCTGCATAGCCTGTTCTGTAGTGATAAGACCTAGTTCAAGCATCTTCTCAAGCACAAGCAAGCGCTCCATAGGTTCTGTTCGTAGAAAAGTTGAATCTAAATCAAATTTAACGCAATGCCCAGCCGTAGATATATCGTCCATGCTCAAGCGAGTTTCGATTGCAGAGATATAAGGCTGGAACGCTAGAGCTACTAATTGCTTGCGCTCTTCAATAATGTTTGAGTAACTCATAGATGTGTTCTGATCCGCTGACACATAGTAAGCAGGGACTCCGCATAATCTTGTAATTTCTGTAGCAAGATTTTGAATTGCCTCGTTCATCATCATTTCTTTAGGAGAAAAGCCTAAATTCTGCGCATCTAAAGTTGAAGTCAAATAGGCAGTTGAACCATTTTTACGAGCGTTTTTCCAAGAAGCAAGGAGACCAGAAACTTCTGCTGGCGGCAGGTCAGCCCCCGAATTTTTCAATATCACGGTCGCCATCGGAGTTGATGCGGCTATGGCGGCTGATCTCTGAACATCTATAGCTGCTTGAATTGTGCGAGCCCCGGCATTAAGTATGCCTTCGTTAAAGGCTTGGAATGTTACTAGTGATCCTAAACCTGACATTGGACGAGGAGAGCCATCAACATAATACTGTGTTACATAAACATTATGAACATCTAAATCAAAAGTTACGCGAGTGTTAGAAACCCACTCAAAGGCAGCGCCCCGATTGTCCTCTTGATAGGTTTCAACAATTTCGAGAAAGGCTTGACCATACATCAGAAGGCTATCAACCAACCAACTAATTGTAACAAATTGCGGTTGAGACTTAGAGAGTTGATAAACCCATCGAGGTGCTGCGATTTTTTCGCCTGTCGATATTTTTTTGTACTCTAGAGGTATTGTGCCTACTGTGCAAAGTAAATCTCGGCAGCGCTTAAGAGCCGGTACACTCATTGCGTCGCGTCGAGAGATTACCGGAAAAGTAAAGCTGTAAATCGAGCTAAGATTATCGCCCATGATGTGAGGCGCGGCTTGTGCCTCTATAACTTGTGGCTTACGCGAAAAGAGACCCATAGGTCGCAATTATACACTACATGTAGGTCATTCCGCGTAGATTGCCGCTATCTGTTGTGGTTTAGTTAATTGATGTACCACCATCGCTGTAGAGATTGCACCCGATACATCGCCAGCAGACTTACGTTTCACAATACGCCAAGATGAGTCATTAGTCTTAGCCGCGCAGTTATTCATCTGCTGAATCCAATTCTCTTGCCCAGAGTGAACTACTCGATGATTGACAAGCGCGTCTAAAAGATCGCCGCAAGCTTGATAGAAGGCAGCGCCGGAGATATCTAGGCACATCTGACCTGCGTTAGTTAGTCGGTCTGCGATTGATTGGGCTGTGTACTTGTCAAAGCATATCTGCCGAGGTCTGTAGTTATCCGCCCAGCCTTTGATATCCGCAGCGATTTTAAGCTCATCCACAGAGACTTGACTCTCCCATGTTTGTAATATCCCGACTCCGATACGACCATCCGGGAGTATTTGCCCAGCAACCAGAGACGCGTTACGACGAGATGGTGACACATCAAAAGCAAAAACAGTATAACCACCCGGCGGTATTGTGAGGGTAGCATCCGACGTATCTTCGAGGACTCCATGAGGCCAAGGAGACGAGAGAGAATCAATCCATTGACATAGCAGCTCTGTTCTAGTGTTTTCAATCGGGCTTGTAGCCACAGCTTCTTCAAGTGCTTCCTCGCTTATCGTAAAGCCAAGTGCCGGGTTCGCTTGAGCCCATCCTTGGCGGTCGGTGATCTTGCAATATTGTGGAGCAGAGTATTCATAATAGCCAAACGATGTAGGCGGATTCTCTAGCGCCCTTTCTCTCATCCCATTTAGAACTACCGAGAAAGCGTCTCCTGCATTAGAGGTAAGAAGCGTCTGAGAATTTGGACGCGCTCTAGTAGTAGGGATTGCCGCTCTGTAACCTTCCTCGGAGATTTCTCTAAGCTCGTCGATAAATAGGAAGTCTGCTGTTCTGCCGCGAGACCCATCTCTAGTTGCCGCAACAACATCAAGCCTTCTTCCGTCCAACATCTCAATAGATTCAGTTCCGTTTGCATACCTAATTTGCTTAACGAATCCTTTGAGATGGTCATTGCTCTCCAATACTTGTGCTACTTGTCGGAAGGTGTCTAATGCCATCGAGCGGTTCGAGGACATGATCAAGATGTTCTTACTATCCCACTTGAGCAGGTGAGCCAATATAAGCATACGAGCTAAGTGAGTCTTGCCGTTCTGTCGTGCTATCAACAGCAGGTTTGTCTTGCGAATCCAGCTGCCGGATTTATCAACGCCAAGCATGTCAGCTAGCACATGCTCTTGCCAGGGCAGTAAAGGCATCGAGATTACTTCACATAAATC